ATCCTTTGTTCCAGGATATAATACCCTGTTGCATCCATTTTGGCAAGTTTTCGTATGCGGTCTGTAACCTACTGAGGAGTTCTCTTGCCGTTGCTGCTTTGTTTGCCAGAATACCGATGTTTACACTGTCATTAAAAACGGCATAGTGTAAAAGATAAGACACCACAGTTGTAGACTTACCAGTCTGTCGTGGCATCTTACAGATATTAAATCTGTTTTCGTGGAAGTTATGAATTAGTTTTTCTTGAAAGTCGTAGGGATGAAACTGTGTCAAACCCTCATCAAGAGAAACAATCTTGATGTAGTTATTAGCAAAATATACGGGATCTTCTTTACACTTGAGGAATTCAATAATCTGTTCCTCTGTAAATTCAATCTCCGTATTTGCTTTTTTTAGATTAGGATTACCAAGATATACTTCACTCATAACAAAATACTAATTTATGGTTTTTTATACAGATTATGCTTTTTATAAAATTCTCCTTTCTTCTTTAGAAGGTCCATTTTTTGATCTACTGTTCGCAAATCAATAGGATTAGCACCTCTAATAGGATTGCCAGGAGCAACCATCTGTTCTTTAAACTGTTTGAAAGTTTTCATCAGCAGTTCCACGCTCTGAGGGACTTGTTGATTCTGCTGTTAGGATCGTTAGCAGTCTTCTTACTAGTTAGCTTCTTTTTCATACCCTTCATACGAGCACAAAAAGACGCTCTACGCTTGTTTCCAACTTTCTTTGAAGGTCTCTTCAAATCGGAACCAGGATTCTCACGCTCATAAGACTTACGACCCTTCTCATTTAATCCACCTGAAGGGTTCTTACCGGACTTTTTTGATTTTTTCGCAGCGATTGTATGTCTTACCAAACAGTTTTTGTGTTCCTGTTTTTTTGTAACCCTTCCAGCACTTTTTTGCCTCTTCAATCTTTTGGAGATTTGAAGGTGGGACTTGAATAGGATCTGCTTTGATCAAATCAGTGGTTTCATACTCAGTTGGAATGAAATCATCTCTCCAGTTAGAGTACAAATTATTTTCTTTCAATTTCTTATCAATACCATGCCCTGGCATTAACCTTGCATCATTTACATATTTTGAAGGATTGAAGTCACTAGTTTTTACTGGTTTCTGAAGTTTCTTATCAATCTTTTTTTCAGATGCCATCTCTTCAAGATCGTTTCTCCAGTTAGAGAACTCTTCTTTCTTTGTCTTGTTGCCCCAGTTCTTGGCACCAACTTTACGACACTTGACTAATGCACCAGAGGCATATGCACTTGGCCAGACAGAATAGCGAGACTTGACCTTATAGTAGCAAGCATCTTTCTTGCCCTCATCAACCAATTCAACTTCTTCTTTTTTAGTTTTCTTATCTAATTTGGCTTCAAGATCTTTAATATCTTTGAAAGTTCTAAGTTTGCCATCCCCCATTCTAATTCTATCAGTTGGTCTGATTACATCACCATCATCATATCCTTCAACAACCTCACCTTCTGGTTGGTATGAATTTTTCATCATAACTCCACGCATATTCATATTTTGATCTGCACCAGACATTCCTGCATCTCTCATAGCACCTCTAAGACGATCATATTTACTCTGCAATCTATTTGAAGTGTTGATAGTGGTATTCATCAAACCAGAGGTTCCTGTCATCTTGCCAATATCTCTTGCATCCTGTTGTGTCTGTTGAAGAGATGGTTGTGTTCTATTTTGTGGATTAGATGATGGTGTAATCTTTGTTGCACCATCAAGCATTTTATCTACTTGTGGTTTGGCAAACCTTTTAAGTAAGTATGGTGCAGCAAGAGCAGCAGCAGCGCCACCAACCACTAATGGAGCAACCTCATCAAGTTTTTCAAAATCTGTTCTCCAGTTTGAATAAGATTCTTGAGTCACGTTCCTCGCCTTCCCTTTTCTGTTTGGATTTGGATCTTCTTTGCGTTTTTTAGCAGCTCTCTTGTTTCTCTCTTCCTTACTCATAGCAGCACGGTCGTCTGCGTCACGACAATATGGTTTGGTCTTTTGACCGGGTTGTTTCGCACATGGCTTACCATCATATTTACCACCAGTCTGTTTCCAACCACCACCTTTGAACCAGTCACGGAGAGAATATCCCTTATCCTTGGAAGATTTACCATCACGTTTTTCAGTGATAACACCTTCCAAACATTGGCAAGGATCGTGTCCGCAGATAGGACAAGTTTCCTCATTAGTTACATAATCTGCTGCAGTATCAATATAGTCTGCTGCCTTGGTAATTTTAGATTGAACCCATGCTTTGAGTTCGCCTTCACCAGTTTTACCCATCTTCTTTTGAAGACGAGAAGCGGCATTCTTAATAGTTTTCAATTCTGAACGAGCCATAGAATACTCGTGATCTTTCTTCTTTTCTTCGTTCATTTTTTTCTTACGACCTTGGCAGTGTGCTTTTTGAGAGAATCCTTTTGGATTATCACAATCAATAGACTTCTTATATTTATCTGACCACCCTTCTTTCATAGCAAGTTTAGTGGCAGTAGCGTACTTCACACTCTTACCACGATCCTTTCCATATCTTTTATTAAATTCTCTTGTACTCATAGAGTCAGCAATTTCATCACGCTTTTTAATTTGCGCTTTGGTCATTACTGCTTCACTTACACCACCACCGCCACCATTTCCGCCGCCGTTTCCACCATTACCATTACCACCGTTTCCACCATTACCATTTCCGTTACCATTTTTCTTGGTTTCGGTTTCACCACTATCTTCTGACTTCTCCTCTTCCTTCTCCCTACGGAGATATCCACCCAGACCTACACGATATCCACCAGGGATCCGCTTACACTTTTTATCTTTATAGCAGTAGTAATACCCCTGCTTACACTTCTTCATTTATCTTTTTCTGGGTTATTACTATTTAGAAATCCTTGCTTCAGAAGTTTTTGTAGTTCTGATGTAGAACCTACAAACACGGCATTATTGGTAACACTATTAGGACCTTTTGCTCCGTCTTCTTCAAGATCCTTAAGTTTCTTTTGTAAATCTGCTAACTTGTCTGTGGTGTCTGCCACACTCTTAATAAGTTGTCCAGCAACTTCATATGCTCTAGGACTGGCACTTTCTCCTGCCAGTTCCATTATTCCATTTATTGCCTCTTGCCCTTTCTCAATTAGCGAATATAAGTTTGCTCTTGTATATTCGTAGTCTTTTTTAATATCGTTACTTTCTGCCGGTCTCTTGATAGGAGATGGTTTTTCTGTTTCAACAATACTACTTTCCACGTTAAGTGCATCATCAATCGCATCAAAATCAGACATAAGTATCAAATATCAGACTGCTTTGTAGGACTATACGATTTAGAATCTGTAAATGTCTCCCAAGTTTCAGTGAAACCAAAATCATCTCCAGGATTAGCATCAATTGGATCAGGCACAGCAGTGTACCTTACCTCTCTCTTCGCTGTCTGAGTGTTGGTGTCAGCATACATATCAACTTGAACCTTACGGATAAGACCTTCAGGATTCTCAGCAACAGGACCAAACAGGTAAGTTTTTGCTGTGAATCGTAAAGTATATATTAAAGCTCTACGTGTAGAAAAGTCTCCTTCGTAATCATCCTGAAAATTGACTGAATTTAAGACTACCGGAATATCCCTTTTTTCTCCAATTGATTCAACCAAATCTACAGTAATATTGAAAGATGGTTGGAAATATGGAAGTATTTGCTCAACAATTTGAAGAGCATCATCATTTAACTTTGATAGGATGCTGAGTTCAAATCCAATATTATATGGGACAGGCATGAAGACTTTCTTCATATTACTATTTCCATCAACCGCTTTGAAAGTTTGAGTAATTCCAGACTTTCTTGTAGAATCGTATGCGATAGATGTCATTTCAAAAGACATTCTAGGCATTGTGATCTGAACTGGTTTGTCCAGATTTGCCTGCTGTTCTAATCTTGCCAAGAACTTTTGTGTTGGACCATACGCCAAAGGGACTTTCAATTGACTTACAACACCACCACTTGAGTCTTTGTGTTTGATGTTTAAATCATTAAACAAAGTACCAAAAGATATGATAGTCTTTCTGATAATTTCGTGGTAGTAGTAAGATCCTAACATTAGTATGTTCCGAAGGGATTAGTTTCGCTGAAGTCAATTAGACTATCTGCTTGTGTTTCAAATTCATCATTGTCTCTGTATTTATCGGTCTCAGTGTTTGCCACACCAGTATTCTTAATAACATAGGCGGCACCAGACTTAGCGCCAGTAAGTGTCTCACCAGCATAAAAGTAACCAGAAGTAAGACCAACACGAAGGATATTGGTATCTGCATCCCATCTCTTGACTCTACCAGACATACCAGATCTAGACCCAGTAATGACTTCATTGAACCAGTAAGTTCCAATTCCAGTTGTCGCGGCAGAACCAATAGTTACGGTTGGAGCAGATCCTAAGAATCCAGCACCAGCATTAACAATTCTGATTTCAGTAATAGAACCTCCAGCGGATACAACTGCTTTAGCACTAGCATTGATGGTTGGAGACAGAGGAGGTGCAGCGATAGATACTGGAGGAGTTGTAGTAAATCCACTACCACCATCAGTGATTGTGAACGATATTACACCTCTGTGAGCAGTAATAATTCCACAAGTAGCAGCAGCACCAGTTCCGCCACCACCACTAATAGTAATAGTCGGTGCTACGGTGTATCCTGTACCCGCATTGGTCAGCAAGATTTCTGATATAGAGGTAATGTTGTTTCTGGTTGTTGTGATTGCTACTGCTGTAGCATCAGTTCCACCTGATGGTGCTGTTGTAATCGCTACAGTTGGTGTGCTGGTAAATCCAGATCCATCATTATCAAGGAATATCTTCTGGATATATCCTGTGCCCACAGATGCTGTCGCAGAGGCACCAGAACCCGTTGAGAACATCGTAAGGTCAAGAATGTAACCCTGGTCCTCAAGAACTGTATCAATCGTGTCAATAGAGGTGTCAAAGACTTCATCCTCATACTCAAAGAGTTCACACTTAAGTTCATAAACATAGTTTTTACCCAATTGATAAAATGGGTTTTCGTGCTCAACAAATTTTACTTCAAATAAACGTTTGCCAAGTGGAAAATAAATTAAGTCTCCTTCTCTAGGTCTTCCAAATACTTCAACTTCTTGATCACTCTCATCTTTTAAGAAAGGTGAAATAAAATCTTCAAATCTTTCTCTAGACACTGTGACTGTCAACTCATCTCTGAGACTGACACCAAACTTGGTCATAAGGTCACCAGCACCACTATAACCATCATATGTGTTTACATATGCTTCCAATAAAAAGTTATCATCAAACTTAGAAGATTGTACTTCCTCAATGATAGTTTGTTTGCGAACATACTTTCTAGGGATGTATGTTACTTCAACGCCATATATCTTGAGTTGTTCGTTGATCAACTCTTGTACTAATCTTTGTTCCCCAAAGGAACCTTGTAGGAAAAAGGGATTAAGTGCCATCAGCCAATAAAGTCAAGAGGTGGTAGTTCGTATTCCATTGCCATGCGACTACGAATTTCAGCAATTTCTCTTTCACCGTCGTCGTAATACTGTCTGCCGTTGAGTTCAATTCCTCCTGGTAATTTGGTTCCACCAAACTTAATCATATTTGCTCCCCACTGCCTTTTAATTAATGCAGTGAGATATCT